TGTAGCAGACCCCGTGGATCAACGCCGGCAACTCTATGTAGTCCAAGCCGAGCTGATCGGCGCGAGCCATCTCACGACGCACGGTCGGCTGCCACTGTGGCGGGCGACCTGTGCCGAGATATCCCGATATCAAGTCGTGCGGGAAGCGGTCGGCCCAGAGGTCGGCGCGATCTCGGAACTCGTCGCTCAGGATGGCGTCATCCTCGACGACCCACACTCGCTCCGACTGCCCCGCGGCCCACTCTAGAGCGCGACGGTGATTCCACAGCGATCCGCGACTGCCATGATCGATGAAGGTGACATCCGCCTGGCCCACGGCGGGCATCTCGAGGCGGGAGTGGTGGGCAACACAGGCGATCAGAGTCGTCATCGCCAGTACCTGCCGGGGCACGTTTCCCACGGACCGCCCCACCAGACACCGTCGCCGCCAGGTACCGGCCAAGGGGCAGTCATGCCCGCCGCCGAAGCACCGTACAGGTCGACCGAGACCTCCCCCGACGCCTCCATGAGGTTCTCCCAATCGATCAGGAGCGGACCACGCACCGGATGCACAACCACATTCACCAGTGACACATCCCCATGCCAGAAGCCAGCATCATGCACTCGCATCAGCAGGGATCGCAACGGCTCTCGATACTTCCTGGACCTTTCAGGCCCGAGGTCAAGAATCGGCGTCAACCGCTCCGTCTCTATCCAGAATTCGCCATGCCACAGCAACGCGGGAGTGGCCCACGGCATCGCCTCGTAGGCTCGGAGCTCCTTAAAGTAACGCTCCCGATCCGCGTCCTTATAGTCCTTGAGGACCGTCGTGTGCCGGATCTCGACGCGAGCGAGACCCATCATTCGGCCTTGTGGAGCCACCAGGCGTTCTTCACACCCAGCTTCGACTTGAACACGTTCACGACCTGCGGGCCCGACTCGATCACGTCTGCGAACTCGGTACGCGCGATGTAGTTCCCGGCAGCCATGGCACCGACCCCCGCCCGACCGTGCTCCCATCCGTAGATGAAATCAATGTGGTCGTCGAAGAAGAACTTGCCCATCTTCTGCGCGAACGCCATCACCGTTTCGCGGTCGCCGCCAACAACACCCATGTTCAACAGGGGCAGGTTCGGATTCGCCTTCATGAACTCCTGCAGCGTCGTATCCGGATGGTTCCTCACCATCCACTCACTGCGCAGCGTGTCCGGCTCGTAGCCGAAATAGAGCCTTCCAGGTTCCATCTCAGGGAACGGGTCACGGTTCAACGTCACGTCAGTTGCGTCGACACACCAGACCCGGCCAACCTCTGGATGGTCACGCAGCCACTGGTAGAACGCCACCCAGCGTTGAAAGTACGGGTTAATACCCTGCCGCACAGTCTCAGTCTCAGCCCGCGCAAGCTCACCCTCAAGGCCGGTCGTCAAAACCACGAACCGATGCCCGCCTAGGCTGTCATGCAACGCCCTGATCGCGTCCGACCTCGGAGCCATCACGCGACCCCGCTGCGGATCCGGCTGTGCCGACAACATGCACGTCAACACCACATCGTCAAGATCCCGATACTCAACGAACCGGGGATCGTTCCGAGACTCCATCCTGAGCTCGAGCCCTGGCCCCTGCGAGAACCGTTTAGCCTCACCCGTCGCCGTGGACTCGACCTCGCCCTGCTGATCCATCGAATAGATCAGCTCTTGCGAACCCTGCACATCCATGTAGCGGGCTGTCGTGAAGCCTGCAGCGTGGATCCTGTCAGACCAGGAAGCGTGCTCCCAGCCCCATTTACCGAAGCCGGGATCCATGCCGCCCACGGCCTCCACAACACGACGCTCGACATAGAGCATGTAGCCGCGAGTCGCGTGATAGTAAATGTGCTGGTCGTCCTCGTACAGGACTTCTACCTGCCGCTCCGTCGCACCCTTCGGCTTGTCGAAGATCGCCATCAGATGCGGCTCAGGAGACTCCACATAAGGCCGCCACCAGCCCTCCTTGAGCGGGTAGGCGTCATCATCGAACAAGAACAGATGCTCGCAGCCAGCAGCCATCAACGCCGCAAGGCAAGCGTTCTTCGCGCCAGCAACGCCACGGTTCTCCGGCAAGCGCACGAGCTCCACACCACCCGGAACCGTGACCGGCGTCGGCGAATGATCATCCACCACAACCAGATACGCGCCAGGGGTGTGCTTCTGGATGCGAGCGATCGTGTCATCAAGCACCGACTGCCTGTCGAACGTCGTGACCGCGACACCGATCCTCGGCCCACTTGCGGACCCGACAGGCTCGAACTCGACACCATCGACCGTTACCCGCACCCCGGCCTCCTATGTAGTTATATCGTGCCGTGGTCGCGAATCGAACGCGACCTAAGCCCACCAGGGCACGGCTACCAGTCAGGACCCGTCGCCGGCCTCGTACTTCACGAACGCGTCCACGTCGTTCACGAGCCAGCCATACTCAGCCTCAGCGCGGATCGCGACGAGGTTGTGCTCCCACAGCGAGGTGAGCGAGCCGTCGATCGTCACAGTCGCCTGCGTCGACACGTCGTAGGAGATGCCACCGACGACACCCCAGACGGCCTGCGACCAGTCGCCGCCGAAGCCGACAACATCACCCGAGGCGACGCCGTCACCCACGAACGCCGAGCGGCCCAGCAGGCGGCCACCGCGGAGCGCGGTGCCGTCATAGACGGGCTCCACGAACAGCGGACGCCCCGTGCTGTCCACGGCGGCGTTGAAGGTGGGCTCAGTCACCGTGTCGAAGGCGAAGCCGGTCAGCTTCTTGCCGTCGGCAACGAGCTGCCGGAGCCCCTCGTTCACGTCAGCGTAGACCGACCCCGCCTGGGTGGTGGCAGTGCCGAGGGTCACCGACTTCGAGGTGGCCGCGATGTAGTTGCCCGCGCCAAACGGGGTGTCCGTGCCGTGCAGGGCCGCAGCGTCGAACGCAAGCGCGAACGCCTCCGCGATGTCCTCACGCAGCAGGTTGATGTAGTTGCCGGGGTTCGCGCGAACCACCTCGGCGGAGACCACCGCGATCGCGGCAATCTTCTTCGGGGTGATCGACTTGAGACCGAGGCCGCCCTGAGAAGCGGGCTTCTGGCCAGCCTCAGCGACCCAGCCAGCGGTCGCCTTCGAGGTCACAACGGGGATCTCCTGGCCGTTGATGCCGAGCGGCACCTGGCGCGCGAGACGCTGGACAACCGAGGACTTGCGGGCCTCGTCGAAGTAGGCCGAAGCCATCTCCGGGTTCAGGAACCCCGAGAACTGCGAGGTCGTAGTGGGGGCGGTGATCGCCATGATCTGTCCTCCTAGGAGCAGAATGAAGTTCGGGGGCGTGACGCCTCCCTAGGCATCACGAGATGCCGAGTGCGTTCTTGAGCGCCGACTCGATGCCGTCGCCGTTGAGGGGAAGCGCCGTCGACCGACCCTCGCCCGGAACGGGCTGGGGCTTGGCGACGGGCGCCTGCACGAACGCCATGAGCTTGTCGGCATCCGCCAGCAGCTCGTCCTTCGTGCCACCCGTCAGACGGGTAGCCAGGTCGAGCGGGAGACCCTTCTCAGCGGCCACCTCGTAGCGGAGCGCCCTCGCGGCGCTCTCCTCGGCGGCCCTCTGCGCCTCGGCCAGAGCCTCGGCGGCCTTCTGCTCCGCGGACTTCTTCGAGTCCTCGATCTCCCTGCGGAGATCTGCCAGGGCCTTCTCGGCGGCCTCGCGGGCGGCGCGCTCTCGCTCAAGGGCCTTCTTGCCCGCTTCGCGCAGCGGCTCGTCGTCCGTGGCCTCAGCGGGCTGTGCGGGTGCAGGATCGCCCTGCTGCAGCAGCTTGGCCAGGTCGGCGGGGGTCGGCGTTGGCGTGGGAGTGGTCTCGTCGGTGGCGGTGTTCTCGGTGGTGCTCATGTTCGCTTCGTGCTCCGAATCGCTCGGTTGGTTGCCGCCTCGCATCGCACGATCGGCAGAACCCCGCGTGCGCGGGGAAGATCTACTTGAGGCCCGACTGCTCACGCATCGCCGCGAGAATCGCGTTGATGTCGTAGCGACTGCCCGCCTCGTCGGCGGCCGGGTTGTAGAAGTCGCGGTACAGGGCGTCGGGGTCGTAGCCCTCAAGCGACGGCTCGTCGGACCAGTCGGGGACCGGGACGCAGTCGCAGTCGCCGTGGTAGGAGTTGCCCTTGCCGGCGTTCTGCTCCGACGTGTAGACGAATCCACGCGAGGCCACCAGCAGGCAGAAGGCGCACGTCTCGGCACCGGTAGGGACGCGCGCCCAGCGAGCGTTCGTCTTGCTCGCATTCAACGACACCGTGTCGCGGGACGGCTGCAGGGCCCACCGGGAGACCGCCGTCGTCAGCAGGCCCGCCGTGTTCAGGCTCGCCCCGAACAGGCCCCCAGCGGCGTAGCGCACCGTGGCCTCGACAGCCTCCCGGGCGACCAGCGGCGCCGGTTCCGCGCGGAAACGGGTCCGGGGGCCGTGCGCCGCATAGACCTCGTCGAACCACTCCGCCGCAACCGCAGCGGCCATCTCGCCGTAGGTGTCGGTCAGGGCGGGCAGGTACTCCAACAGGGCGTCACGCGCCCGCTCGGGGCGGCCCAGGTTCAACGATGCGAAGAAGTCCGCCAGGTCCGCCTGGGCCAGCTCAGAGATCCGGGCATTGGCGGAACGGAGGCGCTCGACCTCAGCCCTCGACGGCATCGCCGGTCACCACGCCGGGCGGCGTCTGCCGGGCCGCCAGAACACGATCCAGCAGCGCCGCACCGCCAGCCCGACGCTTGTCGGCCAGAAGGCGAGCGATCGTCGCATCGTCGTAGCCGAGCTGCTCGAGCGGCACCTCGGAGTCGGCCATCCACGGGAACGTCGCCACCTGCTGCTGCACAGCCTGCGACGCCGACAGGATGGACGGGGTAGCGGGGTTGCGCCACTTGGCGCGCAGGTTCGCCAGTTCTGCCGGGACCTCCGAGAGGCCGTCTCGCATCATCACGGCAGTGATAGCCATGCGTCGCAGAGCGTTGCCCCAAACCCGCATCGCGGACGTAGCCTCGATGATCAGGTCTTCCTTCGCCGCGTAGATCGCCTCCGCGGAACTCGGGTTCGAGTCGGGGGCGATGCCCAGCGACGGAAGCGGGATCGACGTGACCCCCGAGAAGAGCATCGCCAGCGTGCGCAGATGCTCAAAGTGCGGCTGCATCGACATCTGCGGGAACTGCCCCAGCGTCGGAATGTCGCCGTCCTCGTCCTTGGTGATCGAGAGCATCCGCGACATGACCGCATCCCAGCGATCCTGCTTGTCGGCGAACGCCTCGCTGTCGAGACCCAGCGCGTACCGCTGCGGAGACGCGAAGAACTCCGCGTGAGCCTCCGAACGCGCCAGGACGCGCAGCCCCGCATCTGTCAGCGACATCACAGCCCGCGAGATCCGGGAGCGCCCGAACGGCCGGTCCAGATCGGGCTTGAACCTGAGCGGCTCCATCCAGACCCGACCCAGCGGGTTCGGCTGCGAATCCACAGCCCACTTGCCACCGTCGCCGCGACGGAACGTCGTCACATGGTCGCGCGCGTACCAGACGAGCTCAGTCGGAAAGCCCTCGTCGTTGAACTCCGTAATCGACAGGCCGTCAGACAGCGAGTTGGTGCGGCGGTCCCACAGCCCTGTCGCAGAGTGTGCCGAGCGCGGCAGAACCAGCACCGGCGGCTCACCCTCGTCGCCGGGGGTGACCGTCAGGAACGACACCGAGTGCGTCAGCGAGGAGGTGAACGCCTGCGGGAGCGTGGCCTCGACGTCGTTCTCAGCCATCAGCGCGCCAAGCCCGAACGGGTCCTGCTCCGTACCCGCGACAACGAAGCCGTCGAACGAGCACCGCGAGGCCGGCGCAGAGACGGCCTTCATCGGCCAGTCCAGCACGAACTCGACGAGCCGCATCTGCGGCGGCAGGCTGATCCCCAGGTCGCGCAGGGCGTTCTTGCCCTCGGCATACATGGTTCGGGTCCGGTTCCGAGCACGCTTCGCCGCCCACTGATTCAACATCAGCAGCAGGCGATCACCCTGCGTACCGCGCGGCGCCTCAAGGGCGAGCAACGAGGTCACGCGGCCTCCCCTCAGAACGAGACCGCAGCCTTGCGACCGGGCACGCGCTTACTAGTCTTGGCGCCCCACAGGGCGAGGCTTGCCGCCTCGAGCGGCGTCTCATCACCATCTGGCGTCGTGGCCTGCCAGCCCCAACCACCATCACGAGTACGTTCCTTCTTGTCCGACACCGCGACCGACCTGTTGAACAGGTCGTCATCGCCCGCGGCCGGATGGGACAGCGTGCGGTCTTGCACCGCGTCGTACAGCATCGAGCAGGCGGTCAGGTACTCCGCCGTAGACGCCACCCGAAGCACCTTCGCCGGCACCCCCGCAGCACGCAGAGCCTCGAACAGCACCGTCGCGTGCGACCGGCCGCTGATCGTGATCTGCGCCGCCTGACGCCAGCGCTCGGGCTGCGCCGGGTCGGTGCAGAACCACTGCACCAGCTGCTGCACACCCGCGTCCGTCGCACCCGACTGCGCGCCGATCGCCTCGACATGCACACCAGCCTCGTGCTTGACAGCGCCCGCGACCGCCTGTCGCTCGCCATCCGCAGAGAACGCCACACCGAACGAGCGGATGCCGTCGGGGGCGACTCTGACCTCGGTCGCCTTCCACTCGTCGGCGGAGATCAGGCGAGATGCGCCGATGTCCTGAGGCCAGATCCCCCAGCGGTCAATCGAGAACTCTTCGCGAGAGTACGACTCGAACTCGCCCTGCACCACGTCGCGATTGATGCGCTTGTGCCATGCCGGATTCGAGGACCAACACAGCCGCTCGACCTCCGGCGACCACCGCCGCTGACCGAGGTAGATGCGCGGGATCTCCGGGTCGTTCGGGTCCGCGGACCACTCGAGATACGCCAGACCGTTCGACGCGCCACTCAGAGCCGCATTGCGGATACTGGCGAACGTCTCGCCCTCGTCATCCGGCGTCGGCGGCGTCCCCAGGAGCCACACCTGCGGATTCGGCATCGCCGACATCGTCGAGTTGATCGACACCCACGCACGCCGCCCCAGGCGCTGCGCCTCGTCAAGCATCAGACAGTCGGACGAGAACCCACGCCCACCCGCCGCCGAGCGCGCCTTGAACTGGATCACCGCGCCGTTGGTGAACTTCACCTGCTCGCGGTTGATCGCGTTCATCACGCCGTTCCGAGCGATCCGCTGACGCAGCGCCGCGTTCCCCTCGGCCTCGATGATCTCGACCAGCTTCGAGAACGACTCGCGAGCCGTGTCCTGCAGGTGTGCCGAGATCACGATCTTCCGCTCACCGAAGACCAGAGCGCCGGCCAGGGCTCGGGCGACCAGGAGCTGGCTCTTTCCGTTCTGCCTGGGTACCGAGACGCCCACACGCTTAGCGGCCCACGTCCGATCGGCCCGCTCACCCATCGCGTACTGCAGGATCAGCTCTTGCCACGGATCGAGATAGACGCCGAACGACGCCGAGATGTCGGCGACGTCCTCCCAGGAGTTCGCGCGGGTCTCAGTTGGCCTGACGTGAACGCGCGGTGGCGCCTCCCCGAGCAGCGCGACGCTTGGCGACCTCGTCAATCGGGTCACCCACCTTCTCGGCGTCCTTCGTCAAGTCAGCGAGCTCAGCTAACGTGCCGCGATACTGAGCCGCTAGGGCTGCACGCTTGTCCGGGTCGGCCTGCTGCAGCGACAGCCAGAGCAGGTCGCGGAGGGCCTCGAGATCGTCCTTGCGGGTCATGA